CATACTTGGGTTAGTCTTGATCTGTTTCATAGTCATACCCGTAGATGCAGTTAAGTATCTAGCACCAACTCTGTGACTACCCTCTTCATTACACAACACAATGCAGTTAGCACCTTGATGTGCAAAGCCTCCGGGAGATGCAATCATACTTGCATGAAAAGATGTCTTACCTGTATTAGGTCTAGCACCTACCTCAATCAAGTGACCAGCATTGATACCCTCAAGTTGTCTTGTTAAAGCAGGTATGTTGAAGTTCCAACGTGCCTCAAGATCATTCTTAGCTAGTAGTGATTCAATATCTAAGTCATCCCACTCAACATTCAAGTCTGGTGTAAAATCATCATTGTATTGTTCTAATAGCATCCGTAATGGTTCTAGGCTAGTCTGTTGACCATTGACATAATCAAATCCTAGATTAGCAATGTCTTCTCCAACTACCTGCTGAAACAATTTAGACAGCACCTCTTGTGCTACATCAGCACCTAAAGGTTTCTCATTCTTGATAGACCTAAACAAGGATATGTATGCTTGTTTCTGTGCAGTAGACATAGATGGATTACTTGATATAAACAAAGCCTCTATCTCATCAGCAGTGACTGTACGTTCATATCTGTCCATAGCTAGGTCTATAGTCTGCTTTATCTTTCTAGCATCCTTGCTGAACAATCTATCTGGACACCTAGCTCCACGATGCTCTTTGTAGAACTCTCTGTCCATTAAACTTCTTAGTAGTGAATTTTCCATATATATTACTCCTTTGGGGTTAGTTTATACAAGTTGTTAATATCATCTTTATTTCTATATTTTAAGTCATCTTGCAATCTAAGTACACGGATGTTGGGTACATGTCCACGTAATTCTTTTGCAAATTGTAATATCTTGGGTAATGCATCAGGGTCTAATGCAATGATAGTTGTTGAGAACTGTGAGAGGTAGTGCTTATGTTCTTCTGACAAAGAAGTTCCAAGTATAGCCACCCCCGTGTGTACATTGCTATCTATAACACAAGCACTTACACAATCCTCAACAACTACTGCGACCTTACCACAACCATATGTATATGGCAAGGGGTTATTCCCATATCTTTTCCACTTAGGCAGACGTTTACCCAATGCTCTACCAGTTGCATCAACTAACTTACCATTATGTTCTATGGGAAAAACAACTCTGTCATCTTTCACATCATACTGTAAGTTCATTTTATCTGCATCTAGTTTCCACCTCTCGCAGAAAGATACGAGGTTCTTCCTATTGTTATGTGGTACAACGTATTCAGGCATCTCAAATGTATCAGTTGCAGTCAATTCTTTCTTTGCACTCACAGACTTGATATCATCTACAGATAACCTAACACGTGTACTCCCACTTAAACTACAGGAAATCTTATAACAATTCCACACCAATGAACCCATATTATTTGTAGCAGTAAATGTTTTGTATGAATTACATACAGGACAATTTAATCTACGTGTCTCATCCATAGGAATATTTAAATCTTTAACAAACTCTAATATGTTATACATTATATATGTTCCTTATATAGTATATGGGTTTGGACAATGTAAATGTCTTGTAACATGAGATTAACAATGTGTCAAATTTTTTCTTGTACTTAATGCTAAATTAGCTGAAGCAAAAGTATTTTTCATGTAAGGCTTGACACTTTGGGGATTAGTATGACCTGTGACAGACATAATATTTCCCATTGATACACCAGCATCTACCATCTCAGTTGTACCTGTTCTTCTAAGATCAGATAGTCTAAGCTCCTTAGAGAGTCCTGCAGAGTCCATAATCTTTCTACCCTCTACTGGTAGCTTAGTGATTGTATAAGGCTCGTGTATGCCTCTCCTAGGGCGAGGGCGAGGTGCTACATATTCTTGGAAACCAAAATCTTCTTTCTGTTGCGTAAGCATTTTAGTTAGTCCATCAGATATAGGTAAAAACACCTCTGCTCTCCTCTTGGATTGTTGTATGTGCATCTTATTCTCTTCCAAGTTTAAGTTCTCCCATTTGATTACACGCATATCGCCTAGTCTCTGACACCACTCATATGCCATCTGCACAATCAATCCCAAACTTCTGGTGTAAAAATCAGAGTATGCTACATCTAGATATGCTTTCACATCTTCTCGTGTCCACACTACCTTTCTAGCTATAGGTGTTCTTCTCTTTATGCTTGAGAATGGATTGACTTTGCAATGCTCCATATGTATGCCATAATTATATACCACCCTCGCCACAGACATGACATGATTGGCAAGGTGTATACCTCTCTCGCACCACTCTTCATATGCAAGTTTAGCCATCTTGGTAGTGATATCAGAAAAATTGATACTGCTTAATTTTTGTGCATCTCCAATTTTTGTGTCTAAAACTACCCCAAGAAAATATTGATATTGTACTTTAGTTTCATCTCGTAAGCTCTTGAAATCAAAAGATAAATAGTACTCATCAATTAAACTTGATAGCTTTTTATTTTTCATTCTACACCTTTATTGCTATGTAAATACATAGTCCTATAATTAATAATTTACCATAGTCAAGGTCATACTTTGTACCCTCACCATATTTTTTATTGAAATCCTTTTCCATAAAATCTTGTATTCTATGCCACATATTGTATCTCCTTTCTTCTATTTAGTATCTATATAAACTCTAAGGCATTTGGAATGCTCTATAGGCTGACCTCTCTCATACTTTTTCCAACCCTCAGTCTCTTTGACTTCATCCTTGAGGTATTGACCTCTGACACGCATCTTGTAAGACTCCTTGTTTAGATATTTCTTTAGGTCATCCGTAAACCTTTGACCATCACAGTCATTAGGTATGTCACTAAACACGTAGACTTTACCTTTGATACCTACACTTTCATAGTAAGCATTCTTCCAAAACTCTGCATTGTCTACCTCCTTTTTATGTTTTTCTTTCCACGCATTTACATTTTTATCTTTTACATCGCAGCTATCAAACAAAATGGCATATACCTCACGCAGATGGTCATACTTTTCTTGAAGTATTTTTAACTGTTCCACTTTGCCCTCATTCTCTGCAAGATATATATCTTTATCTTCACTACATAACTTTACAAATGCTCTGACCATATGTTGAAAGTCCATATGTGAAATAGGTATGTACTTTCCCTCTTCTTGTGAATAGTAATCCTTGTGACCCAAGTCATACATATCATCTGCTAACTTACCAGTGCTTGTTGTTGCTCCTAGCATTTGCACTACTCTGTGTATCTTCATGCTACTTCTCCTTTCATCCATTGTGGTTTTTGTGTATAGTTGTATCTAGCAAATCTAGTTTTGTCAACTATGTAGAATTTCCTATATGCCTCTATAGGAAAGAACTCGTCTGTCTTCAAATCATCATGCCCACTAAAACATTGTGGGTGTGGTGTAATAAAGTTAGTGGTGTTAGGTATCAACTTTGTACCAAGAACTATAGCATCATAATGTTTACTAGCACCATGAACTTTGTGATATCTCTTTGTATACTCTTGTAGCATAGCTACATACAAATTAGTTGCCCACATAAAATTCATCTGACATTCCATTGCCCATAGTGTGCATGGATGTTTCTGATGTACTGGTTTGTACAAGTCATTCTCCTCTGCATATTTTGGAGCATGATGCCACAATGTAGTGCATAGCATCTGTGCCTCTTCCAATGGCATCTTGACAACGTGTTGGTCACACAGAGATTTAGCAATCTCTTGTGGTGTTTTTTCTATAATAAATCTATTCATGTTATCTCCTATTCAAGTTCTTGCTCTAGTTGTTCAATCACATTCTCAATGCAATCTCCCATAGTTATACAACTGCCATCATTATCTTTTGGTGCATTATATAAAGTTATCTCATTATATAAGGGTTTAACTATTGTTTGTTTAACTTGACGTTGAATGTCATACATATCACATAACATGTCTTTAATATTCATTTGGTCAAAAGCCATTATACTCTCTCCTTTGTGTTGTTATACATTCCGTGCCAATCATTATCAGCTTTGACTTGATTAAGTATGTGAGCAATCACATCAATAGTCCAACCATTACCAATCATCTTGTATCTCTGTGTCTTAGAGACATGGTTGGTATAATTATCAGGCATAGTCTGTAACCTCTCACACTCTAATGGTGTAAGCTTTCGCCATAAGTACTCGCCTTGACTTTCCACAAAAGGTAAATCCATTTGAACTTTAGGCTCTCTGTGTCCACCTTGCATAGTGGTAAGGGTAGGTGACTTGCCATCAGCAGAGTACACACGCTTGATGCTATCGTGACCTCTAAGATTAGCAGTACCTACACGTATGAGACCATCCTTAGATGCACTAGGGTTAGGTTTCTTGATGAACGTAGGTATCTGACCTTTCCACATAGACGCAGTAAGACAGTTAGCTTTGGCATCATCAATAGACTTGACCTTATCGCCTCGTGGAATCCCACCCCAAGTGTTAGCAAGGTAGTTTGGTATCTCGCCAAAGGGTAAGTCCTCAAGTATATCTCGTATGACTACATCTTTCTTGGTAGGTTGAGGTATGTGAACTGGTACATACTTCTGTAAATCCCAATCATATTTGACTAGCCAATACAGACGATTTCTGTTTTGTGGCGAAACATCAGCAGAGTTTATCTTGGTTGGCTCACATCCCATGTATTTAGATATAATGTCCTGAGATTCTTTTGCCATACGCACATTCTCTAGCAATACATACTTGGGTAGCAACTCATCACGTATACGTATGAAGTCAAAGAACAATCTTGATCTAGGATCATCAAAGTTCAACTGCTTTCCCGCAAATGAAAATCCCTGACAGGGTGAGCCACCTGCCATTAGATCAATGTGATGGTTGAAACTTGTATAGAATATCTTTGTGATATCTCCCATCTGTATTGTATTGGGGAAGTTAGCTTGTGTCACTTTGATTGCATGGGGGTCAATCTCAGACGCATGGTAAACACCAATAGGTATACCAGCTTTATGCAAAGCTAACTGCAATCCACTGCATCCGTCAAAGAAACTTGCTACATTTATTTTTCTCATTGAGTCATCTCCTATATGTAAGTTCGTGGGTGTACACCCTTTTCTGTTTCAAGAGTTTCTAGCACTATTCCATATGTCATATCTTTATCTAACTCCTTATACTCATATGGATCAGAAAACTTTTGCACCATAAAGAAATCATTCTTATATGGATTGTAAGATACTCTTCTCCACAATGGCATATTTTTAAACGTGTGATATTCTTTTTGATTCCACTCTCCATATGCAAAGGCATGGACATTTTTCTTACCCTCTTCACGTACTCGCTTTTGCCCACCCTTACGGACAACAAACTTAGCACGTTCCAAGAGTAAGTTTTGTCTGTGGTCAATAACTAAACCACTCTTGCCATCTTGGACACTCCAACACTTCTTGTGAAGATTCCAATACACTCTGACTTTCTTCATACTACTACTCCCAAGCAAAAACTTCAAATTTTAATTTACTATGATCTATAGCTCTCTTGCCTTTGAATTTAACCCTAGACTTTAAATCTTCTATAGTCAAATCTTTGACATCAGCACTATCTCCCTCATCATCATAACTCATAATGATTGCGTTACCACTAACTATGATATCGTCTAGTTGAAACAAATAGTTGGACTCACGTAGATTAGCCTCCTCATCTGTCCACATATCATTACCATTTACAGGATATGGATATAATTCTATGTAGCTACAGTTGATTAGTTCTTTCTTGTGGTAGTAATCTTTACAATCCACCTCTACAATAAGTTCGTCTTTGGCATTAATAAAATATGCTTTCATTGAATAGTCTCCTTTGTTTGGTTTTTCCCAACTTGGGATTTTTTAGCTGCAGTATATATAGCTACACTCTGATGCATAACAACAGAATTGAAGTGCATAAATATACCAGTAAATTCCTTGAACCCAATAGGCTCAAGGTTTTGTTGTTGGGCATAACCCTTGTGAGTTTGATAAGCCACGAACATGTCATTCATCGTGGTCATCTTCTTCATCCCCAAATTCCTCATTCCACTCCGTAGGTGTAATACCAGTCATTAAGAACTCTCTCTCTGACGAGCTTAGATTAGGGAATGCAACTTGAACCAATTGCTTGTCTACACTCTCCCATCTGTCAAGTTGCTCTTGAGTTATATCTAACTCCATAGTATGAGCCTTGCCACTTAACATGGACTTCTTAGTTACTTCTAACATATGTCTTCTCCTTTGTGTTTGAGATGAGATAGAACCCACCTATTAATAATATTATTGCTATGTCATGTGAT